ACCCGGTATTAAATTCACTGCACTAGAAAGTATGCTCGGTGCAGTTTGAGTAAAGAAATTTTTGGCCTGTGTCATGATACCTGTTGGTCTAGTAAAATAATTTCTTTGTTCGGCTATTCTTGGATCACCTAAAGCAAATTTTTGACCGCCTGCCATTACAAATGGAGGTTCAAATGTTTGTCCTACTGTTGACTGTGTAATACCTGATGCTGGTGAAACTGTAGGAAAGTTCGTAGCAAATCCAGATTGTGTGTTTGTTGCTGTAGGTGTTGAATATATTTGATTAAGAGCTAGCTGATTTGCAGCTGCCATATCAGCCATAGATCTAAATGGAAATTGATTTGTTGCAGTATTAGGCTGACCAGTAATAACATTAAAATCTGGCTCTGCACTGGCTGCAGAGGGAAAAAAGAAATTTCCTATTTTTTGTAAGATACCTGTTTTTTGTGGTTGTTGTTCTTGAGCAGTGTTTACATATTCTTGTGCTTGAGCAACTATGTTAGGATCGTCGCTTTGCAACATCTGATTTATCATTTGATCTGATAAACCTATTCCATAACTAATCGATCGTTCTGCCATTATCTTCTTCCATCCGGTTGTGCGTCGAGTCTAAAAGTTCCATATCTCCAAGATTCACCTGTAGATGTATTGGCTATTTGAATAGCCACTAATCGACCTCGAGCTCTTGTATCTATCTTATCAGTGGTTGCCGTTATTGTAAAGGGACCTAATGGTGAACTTACAGCTGTGTTGTCTGGGTAGTCATTTAAAAATAGTGTAACTGTAGAATTACCGCGTAAAAATTTAAAATCAGGTATAAATCTTTTGACTGACATAAAGAACTCTCCATCTCCTCTGTAGTCCGCCACACCGGTCATTTGTCCTAACGGACTTCTTCTAGATGTGATATCCCAGTCTCCAGACTTAATAAATGCATCAATTGATGTGGTACCTGAACTATTAACTTGATCGTCTCCTAATTCATGAGCGTAATAAATAGAAGCTCCATACAAATTAGTTATACCAGATATATTATCAAAAACGGGTGTTGCTGTTGAATCATAATCAGTTGCATAAGGTAAATTATATACCCCTTGATCTTGATAGGTTGACCTGTCTAATGATGATGTTGTAAATACATTTTCTGAGTAATTGTAAGTCACACATCTATCGATCTGTTCTGATCCTGATTTAGGATAAAACCAATTAATCTCTGTGAATAAAGCATTGGGTGAAGAATAAATTATATCACTTTTATCGTAGTTCACACCTAAATTATCTCCATCGGTGCTAAATACAAAATCTTCTACTAGACATGGTAAAGATTTAACAGTACCGTCGAATACAAAAAATCCTCCTTCGGCTGACATCCACCACACAGCACCATTAGCGTAAGACAGTGCATGTTGTCCTATACATCCACAGTTTGTACCAACTTGTCTGACACTAAAAGTAAATGGTGGACCTACGAATTGAATTACATAAGCTGCTTGATCGGTTAAACAGAACACATAATCTTTACCTTGTATAGCAGCTACAATCTTGTTTCCTGTATCCAGTCTAAATGTACCTGCAGTATTTGTAGATGTTGGTGCGTACGTATTTAAATCTTCTTGATTAGAAAATCTTACGAACATCGGATCTTGTGTTGATGAATCACCAATGGTTGTTTCAGTTCCAAAGTGGAATAAATGTCTATCTCTATCAGATACCAAAGTTACTCGTGTAGCTGTAGGATTGTTTGTTGTGTTAAAATTAGTTGTAGTTTGAGAAGCACGGATTGATCTAGGCCCAGAAGCGCCTGCATCCCAAGTAAATGTTTTTCCATTAAATATAGTTGCAACTAATACTTCTCCAAAGTTATCAAGGCTCCAGTTGCCTGGATCCAGAATCACATTACTTGTAGTTCGAGCTGTGCCCCATGTAGAATCTCCCCATAGGTATGTGCCCCAACCATAACCAGCTGTTTGAAATGTTGGTCCTATTTCTTCGTAAGGATTAATACTAGCTGATCCAGAAGCAGATGCAGCTCCACTTGCATTAACTCTCATTTGAATTGTAAACGTATCATTGTTAGGCACAGTTAATATTTCAAAAGCCCCTGTAGTAAAATCTGATGCTACATATCCTGTAGGTGGAGTTACAGATGTAAAGGTTACATATCTTCCTTTAGATAATCCATGACCAACTTTATTAACGGTTACGTTATTTTGACCTGAAAAAGTATCAAAGGTAGCTCCAGTGATAGCGGTTGCTAACGGGCTAATGTCGTAAAAAGCTCCTTCGTAATATAAGAATAATCCTTGCGATGTTCCAATAGCTACATATTTTTCGCCATTAAAACTGGTAAAAGCATGTTGGGCTCTAGCTGCGCCTGGTAAGGTTTCTTGAGCTTCTGTAAGCTGCGTCCAACCACCTATTTTTTCAGGCAATCCATATCTAAATCTTACAAAATCTCCATCAACCCATTGGCCTTCAGCCCCTGAGTCTGTTGCTTGTTTATTAAATCCAGGTTTAAAATTAAGCTTCTGTAACATAAGCCTCGTATTATATAGGGTTTTTAAAATTTTGGTAGTATTATATTCCAATCTAGCTTGGATATCAAATCTTGCAAATAAACTTTTTTGAGCTTATTTTCTTTTAAATATTGATGTAATTCCTCCACATCTACTATGATCCAATTAGATTTAAATTCAAATACCATTTTGTCGGCCTTGGTCCTAAAAGAACTATATTTACCTACCTCACCTTCTTTAGTTTTTTGTATAGGTCTAGTGTCAAATTTATAAAAGCCATTTTGACCTTTTATAATACCTGCTACGTTCCAAGATTGATTGCCTTTAGGATACTCTATATTTTCTAATTTATTAATAAAATCATTATTCAATTGAATACCAACCAGTAATAATATATTTTTCTTTAGTATGTGAGACTTGACTTTTATGAGTATGAGTCCAATCAGAAGGCCATATTACGGTTAATCCTTTTTTAGCAGGGACAGTAATATTCTGATATTTAAAATCTGTTCCTCCATCAGAAACATTATTTAAATAAGTCATAAAAACCAAAACTCTTTTTAAATCGTTTTTGCTACATCTTTCAAAATGCCAACGTTTAAAACCTCCACCAGGTTCATAGTATTGAATATTCATTTTTTCTATAATATTAAATTTTGGAAGTTTATTAGCTTCAGTATAATATTTTAAATAATCATCTAAACATTTTTGTAGATTTTTTTCATATTCTACATATGGGTATACTCCAGAGTTTGCATACATACCATAATCTAAAGAATCTTTTATATCTTTATTTGTAAGAACGTCATCATATGAACCATGTGCGGTGCCTTTTGATTTAAAATTATCTGGGATTTTTTTAAAAAATTTAATTAATTCATCACATATTTTAGTGTCAATAAAATATCCTTTAATAAAATTATCATTAGAGAATTTATACTTTTTCATAAATTATATTTAATACTAATCTAAAATCACTGTCAGTATGTGTTGTACTTGAATGCCATACTTCAGAGGGAAATGTCACTAATTTATTTTGTTCTGATTTTACATTTTTATCTTTAAATCTAGTATAACCATTGTTTGTATTTAAATAAAATATAGAAGAGGTATAACCTGGATTGTCAATATCTTTATGAAATTTGTGTTTAATAATTTTAGGTGTTTTCCAAGTACAATTTAATTTC